AATACATCTAATGTGCCTTTTGTTGTTAAACACGGTGATCGTATTGCTCAGGGAGAATTGATGAAGAATCTTGACTATACAATCGAAGAGTGCTATACTGCTCCTTCACAGAAAACCGACCGTGTTGGTGGGTTTGGATCGACAGGAGTTTCTACATGAAGCGCGAAGAACTTTTTCAACATCATCAAGAACTTTGTAAGACTGCTTTGGCTATTATGATGAAGAAAAATCATGATTATGCCGGTAGTAAAGGAGGAACACCATTTGCCAATTTTGAACGATGTGAAGCCATGGGTGTTTGCTCTACTGAACAAGGCTTCTTAGTTCGTATTATTGATAAGGTTTCCCGACTTAGTACATTTGCAACAGATGGCAAGTTAGTTGTTGAGAATGAAGGCTATAATGACGCCATTCTTGATATCATGAACTATTGCATTTTGTTCTCTGCATATGTAAAATCAAAGTCTGAAACCGAATGAACTTTTACACAAACGCATTTGTCTATGGAAATAGTGTTCTTGTCCGCGAGGTGAAGGATGGTAAGCGATCTTCCGAGAAGATTCAATATCATCCTAAACTTTACATCAAGGGTAAGAATCCAACACACACAACTCTGATGGGTGTTCCTGTCTCTGAGATGGAATTTGATTCCATGTCTGAAGCCAGAAACTTCTCAAAGGAGTATGAGGATGTGTCGAATTTTGAAATCTATGGAAACATGGATTTCGTTTATCCATTTTTGGCAGAACGATATCCCGGTGCGATTGACTACGACTTTACAAAGTTGCGCGTAGCAATCATTGATATCGAGACAGAGTGCGAGTCTGGATTCCCTAGCATGGAGAATCCGGTGGAGCGGGTGAACGCCATCACAATTTATTGTGATGGGAAGTATTTTACTTTTGGATTGAATTCGTTTACGGGTGTCTTGTCAAATCATCATGTCAAATGCTATGATGATGAAGCACAGATGCTCATGGATTTTCTCAACTTTTGGCAATCTCTTGCACCTGATATTGTCACTGGTTGGAACATCCGGTTCTTCGATATTCCATATCTCTTCTCTCGCATATCGGCATTGATGGGCGAGAAAGAAGCGAAGCGACTTTCGTTCTGGAATATCGTGAATCAGAAGGTGGTGAATCGCAAGAACAAAGATCACAATGTCTATGATCTTGCAGGGATTGCAACTCTAGATTACTACGAGTTGTATCTTACATTCACATACACCAACCAAGAGTCGTATCGTCTTGACAGCATTGCGAACATCGAACTGGGTGAAGGTAAACTTTCATATTCGGAGTACGAAAGCATTCATGAGTTCTACAAGAAGGACTTTCAAAAGTTCATTGAGTATAATGTTCACGATGTAACTCTGATCAAAAAGTTGGAGGAGAAGTTACGACTGATGGAACTGGCGGTTGCGCTGGCTTATTCAGCCAAAGTGAATCTGATGGATATTTTCAGTCAGGTTCGGACTTGGGACGCAATCGTTTTCCATCACTTGTATGAAAAAGGTGTAGTGATCCCACCGAAGAAACAGAACAGCAAGGATCGTCAGTATGCTGGCGCTTATGTCAAGGAACCAAAGCCTGGTCTTTATGATTGGGTTGTTTCTCTTGACTTGAATAGTCTGTATCCGCATTTGATCATGCAGTACAATATCTCGCCAGAAACCAAGACTGATTGGGGTAAGGCAGGATCTCTATCTCCCGATGGCATCTTTGATCGTGAAGATGGAAAACCAATAACATCTTTCATTGATCCAATTCAGGTCTTTAATGATGTCAAACAGCGAAATGAAGTTGTTGCTGCCAATGGTGTTACATTCCGCAAAGATGTTCAAGGTGTGTTTCCTGCCCTGATGGAAAAGATGTATAAGGAACGCAAGCATTTCAAGAATCTGATGATTGAAGCAGAGAAAAAGCGTGAGACTTGTACAGACGAAGATGAGAAGATCAAGTTGGATTATGATATCTCTAAGTATAACAACTTCCAACTCGTTCGTAAGATTCAATTAAATTCCGCTTATGGTGCAATTGGTAATGAGTATTTCCGTTATTACGATACAGACTTGGCGGAAGCAGTTACATTGTCTGGACAATTGAATATTCGATGGATTGAACGCGCACTAAACAAGTATCTAAACGAAACACTTAAGACAACGGATCTTGATTACATCATTGCAAGTGATACAGATTCGATTTACCTTTGTCTTGAATCCCTAGTAAAGAAGGTAATGAAGAATGAAACAGATGTTAATAAGATTGTGGACTTTCTTGACAAATCTGTCAATAAGGTAGTAGAACCATTCATCGAAGACAAGTATAAGGAACTTTCACAGTTGATGAACTGTGCTGGTAACTATATGCACATGAAGCGTGAAGTAATCGCAAGCAAAGGCATTTGGACTGCGAAGAAGCGTTACATGTTGAATGTGTGGGATAGCGAAGGTGTTCGATACAAAGAAGTAAAACTGAAGATCAAGGGTATCGAAACAACTCGTAGTTCGACTCCACAGATTGTACGAACGAAGTTGAAGAAGGCAATTGATATCATCATGAATGGCAATCAAGAAAAACTGATCGACTATGTGGCTGACTTCAAGAAAACATTCTTCTCCTTGCCTGCTGAAGATGTTGCGTTTCCTCGCAGCGTCAATGGCATGAAGGAGTACTATGATTCAAGTACGATCTATCGCAAGTCTACGCCAATCGCCGTGAAAGGCGCATTGTTACACAATCATCACATTCGTAAACTGAAGTTGGAAAAGAAGTATAAACTAATCACAGATGGCGACAAGATCAAGTTTGTGTATCTAAAGGCTCCAAATCCGGTTGGTGGTCCAAGCGGTAAAGATCAAGTTATTACTTTCCTAAATTCTCTTCCGATTGAACTTGATCTCAATAGATACATTGACTATGATATGCAGTTTGAGAAGACATTTTTAGATCCACTCAAGAACATTCTTGGTGTGATCGGTTGGACTGTGGAAAAACAAAACACTCTTGAGGATTATTTCGCATGAATATTAAATCACTACTAAAAGCAACTGGAAACAATGACGCAACCGTAGCAGCCGAGATGGATGATACCACGGCATTTATTGATACGGGTTCTTACACTTTGAATGCACTACTTAGTGGCAGCATTCATGGTGGTCTTCCGAATAATCGCATTACCTGTCTAGCAGGTGAGCAAGCAACTGGTAAAACTTTCTTTGCACTTGGCATTTGCAAGAACTTCCTAGATTCGAATCCCGATGCTATGGTTCTGTATTTCGATACAGAGAATGCAATCACTAGCGACATGCTAGATGGTCGTGGTATTGATACAGATCGTCTAGCCATTATTCCTGTTCTCACAATCGAAGAGTTCAAAACACAGGCTCTTAAGATCGTAAACTCTTATCTAGAGGAAGAGGAAGCAAAGCGTAAACCCATTTTAATGGTGTTAGATTCGCTTGGAATGCTTTCCACCGAGAAGGAGATGAATGATACCGCAGAAGGTAAGAATGTCAGAGATATGACTAAGGCACAAATGATTAAGGGTGCGTTCCGTGTTTTGACTGCTAAACTAGGAAAGGCGAACATTCCTTTGGTCATCACTAATCATACTTACCAAGTTATTGGTGCTTATGTACCAACTAAGGATTTGTCCGGTGGTAGTGGTGTCAAGTATGCAGCCAGTACGATTCTATTCCTAAGCAAAAAGAAGGACAAGACCGATGAAGGTATTGTTGGTAACTTCATCACTTGCAAGAACTACAAGAATCGTTTTGCAAAGGAAAACATGGAGGTAGAGACTCGTCTGAATTACGAGAGCGGTCTTAGCCGTTATCATGGATTGGCTGAATTGGCTGTTGAGTATGGGATCTTCAAGAGCGTTTCTACTCGCATCGAACTTCCAGATGGTTCAAAGGTGTTTATGAAGAACATCAATGATGAGCCAGAAAAGTATCTTACCGATGATATTCTAAAGCAACTTGATGAACGAATTCAGAAGGAGTTTAAGTATGGAAAACTTGATGGCTGACCTGTACGAATCTACAGAAGAACTACATGACGGATTTGTTGTAATCAGAATTAAGTCTGGCCCATTTGAAGGTGTCGAATACACCTATGGAAAGATTGGCATTACTGAAACAGATGATAAGAAGTATGCAAAATTAATTCTGAATACAACTGTTGTAAAGAATCCAAGGAATGTTATACTAGAAGATGAATTTCACAGGGTAGCAGGAGATATTGTACTGCACCTATTAGATGAGTGGCTGAAGGAAAAAGAAGAAAATGAATCAGAGAATCGAATTGACGATATTACGGAGCCTGATGACGAGCGAAGACTTCTCTCGCAAGGTGATCCCATTTCTGAAGAGTGAGTATTTTCACGACAAGTCAGAACGACTGATTTTCGAAAACATCCAAGAGTTTTTCACAAAGTATAACACCGTCCCCTCAAAGGAGGCGGTGATTATATCATTGGACAAACTAAAGATGGTTTCTGAGCCAGAGTTCCAAGACTGTATGAAGATCATTGAAGATTTTGATTTCGATGATAAGCCAAACCAGGAATGGTTGATAAACGAAACAGAAAACTTTTGCAAAGATAAAGCCATCTACAATTCCATCATGGAATCTATTCAGATCATTGATGGTAAAGATAAGATTAGAAACAAGACTGCAATCCCCGATCTACTTTCCAAAGCATTGTCTGTGTCTTTTGATGTTCATATCGGACACGATTATACCGCCGATGCCGAGAAGCGTTTTGAATTCTATCATCAGAAGGAAAAGAAAGTCGCATTCGATATTGAGTATTTGAATACGATTACAGCCGGTGGTACGCCGACTAAGACTTTGAATGTAGTGATGGCAGGTACTGGTGTTGGTAAGTCGTTGTTCCTATGTCATCATGCCGCCAATTGTCTTGTGCAGAACTACAATGTTCTGTACATCACCTGCGAGATGGCTGAAGAGAGAATTGCAGAACGCATCGATGCCAATCTTCTTGATGTGACGATGGATGATCTAAAGGATATGCCTCTGTCTTCCTATACGAAGAAGATTGAGAATATTTGCAAGAGCATTCAGAGTCGATTGATCATCAAAGAATATCCAACATCAAGTGCCAGTTCAACGCACTTCCGAGCATTGCTTGATGAACTTCAAATCAAGAAGGGATTCAAACCGGATATCATCTTCATTGATTATTTGAATATCTGTGCATCCTCTCGTATGCGTAACAATGGTGCAATCAACTCTTATACGATGATTAAAGCGATTGCAGAGGAACTACGCGCACTCGCTGTGGAGCGTGACATTCCTATTTGGACTGCTACACAAACCAATCGTGAAGGTTATTCAAACACTGATGTTGGACTTGAGAATACTTCAGAGTCATTTGGTTTGCCAGCCACTAGTGATTTCATGATTGCTTTGATTTCTACTGAGGAGTTAGAAGAAGCCAATCAGATCATGGTAAAGCAGTTGAAGAATCGTTACAACAATGCCATGTCCAATCGTAAGTTTGTTGTTGGATTGAATCGTGCCAAGATGAAACTATCCGATGTTCCAACAATTGAACAACCAACTCTAACTGCTGGTAATACTACAGACGAACAAGAGGCTGGATCTGGATATGATATGCGCGACAAGTTTAAGAAGATGAAGACTAGCACAACTGGCGATTGGAAGTTCTGATGTCAACTTATATTGATAAGAAATTCATTAACATCATTTCTTCTAAACTAGAAAAGTATGCATGGA